GATTGTTATATACACGGGCTAATTTTATGGAAAAGGGGTTTACTTTTAAGCGGATCCCGGGCAGAACGGAGATGGAAAATGCAAATTGTAATGCGAAAGACCTCAGAAATCGTACCTTATGAGCGTAACCCGAGGAAGAACGAAAACGCGGTCGACGCGGTGGCTGAGAGCATCCGACAGTTTGGCTTCAAAGTGCCGATTGTCCTGGACAAAGACAACGTCATCATCGCAGGGCACACCCGGTTGAAGGCGGCGGAGAAGCTGGGGCTCGAAGAGGTGCCGACCATCACGGCGGACGACCTGACCCCGGAGCAGGTGAAGGCGTTCCGGCTGGCGGACAACAAGACCGGCGAGTTGGCGGGGTGGGACTTCATGCTCCTGGACGAGGAACTCCTCGAGCTTGGAGACATCGACATGACCGCCTTCGGCTTCGAACCGGAAGGCACGACCGACGTCAGCGATCTCTTCGGCGACGCGCCAGAAAAGGATCCCGAACCGAAGATGGTAACTTGCCCTCACTGCGGCGAGACATTTGAACTATGATTCTCTACTTAGCGGGAGGAGTATCGGGCAACCTTAACCCGGCGTGGAAGCGGGTGGCCCGCGGGGAAACACTCGAGGAGGCACTGAAACATGAAAATTTTTGGCCGGGGGGGAGTCGCGGCACTGGATACACGACGCGGCTTCGCCAATAAAAGAAAATGAAACTGTACCTGTGCACGGGCAACGGGATTTACTACAGCTAGGTCGCAAAAGAGATATGGATCCTCCCCGGGGGTGGCCCTGATGAAACTATTCATAGCGAGTCCTCACACCCTGACAAAATTCAAAGACGGGCTGAGCTTCGCACTCAACATAGTAGGGGGGGGCTTTGACCCGGTTCTGAAAGACCACAAGCCGTTCATCCTGGAATCGTTCTTCTATGCAGACGCAGACACAGAACGCCTCATCCCGATGTTCGGCGACTTCCTGCTGGATAGCGGCGCGTTCACGTTCATGATGAATACGAAAACGAAGGTCGACTGGGATGAGTACATCGAGCGCTACGCGGACTTCATAAAACGCAATGGAGTAAAAAAGTATTTTGAGCTCGACATCGACTCCGTGGTCGGATTCGACAAGGTGATGGATTATCGGCGGAGGCTTGAGAAACTGACGGGATCCAGGTGCATACCAGTCTGGCACAAATCAAGGGGGCTTGAGCAGTACAAGAGGGATGCGGAGCAATACGACTACGTGGCCATCGGCGGCATCGTTTCAAAAGAGATCAAGCAGAACGAGTACAAGGCATTTCCAGCGATGATAAATATCGCCCACAAGAGCGGAGCGAAGGTTCACGGTCTCGGCTTCACGAATCTGGAGGGCTTGACGAAGTATCACTTCGACAGCGTCGACTCGACCGCCTGGACGACGGGGAACCGCTTCGGTTACATCTACAGGTTCGACGGCAAGACGATGACGAAGATCAAGGTTCCGGCCGGCAAGAGGATAAAAGAGTCCAGGCGAGCCGCGCTCATCAACTATACAGAATGGATCAAATTTCAAAAGTATGCAGAAACAAAACTATAAAAAATCAAGCAAGGCGGTTGTCCTGCTGAGCGGCGGCGTCGACTCTGCAACCTGCCTCGCGAGAGCCGTTGAGGCTTTCGGGAAAAGAAATGTGTTCGCGCTCATCGCGTGGTATGGACAGCGGCATAAACGGGAGATAGAGAGCGCACGGAAACTGTCAGAGTTCTACGACGTTGAAAGCGCCGAAGTTGACCTGACCGAAGTCTTCGGTCTCAGCAGCTGCTCGCTTCTGGAAAAGAACAACGTCGATGTGGAGAACGGAGACTATGCCGACCAAATCAAGAGGGCCGGCGGCAAACCGGTCGCAACATACGTGCCGTTCAGAAATGGGCTGTTCCTATCGGCGGCCGCTTCGCTGGCTCTGTCGGTCGGGGCTGACACTATTGTCTACGGCGCGCACATGGACGATGCGGCCGGGAACGCCTACCCGGACTGCTCCGAGGATTTTGTCGAGAAGATGAACGCAGCGGTCGCGGCGGGCACTGGCGGGCAGGTTCGCGTCTGGGCGCCATACGTCCACTCGAACAAGGCAAAGATCGTGGCGGATGGACTTCGCCTCAGAGTCCCTTATGAGGTGACGTGGTCGTGCTACAAAGGCGGCGCCAGAGCCTGCGGCAAGTGCGGGACATGCATCGACCGGCTGAAGGCGTTCAAAGCGAACGGCGCAGTCGACCCGATAGAATACGAGGAGCAAAGATGAAGAGAATATTAAATACGCAGGGGATCAAGACTATCAAAATGTACCCGGTCGCCCTGACCCAGTGCGAGATAGGCGGAGACTGGTACACGAACCGGCTGGAGATCACACTCACGCCGAACGAGTACTACCCGGACTACACAGAGGTGCAAGAGGAGATCATGAAGAAAGTCGACGGAAAGACGCTCAACATCGAGGACGTCGTGATGGCCGTCTATGACATGATGACTTTCTTTTCGCCGCTCAAGATCCACATCACGGACACGGTCGAAAACTGCAAGACGCATTTCAACGTCGTTGTAGAAAAGTAAATCATAGCGGTATGCAACAACCCGCTCAAAAAAAACTAAGGAGGAACAAATGAATAACTATCTGATTTTCGGCGAGATCATCGCCGTGTTCTCTGCTCTTCTGCTCTGGAAGAAGCTCTTCGGCAAAGATGGCCTCATCGCCTGGGTGGCGGTGGCAACTGTGCTGGCGAATATCATCACGGCGAAAAATGCGGAAATCTTCGGGTTGAGCACGGCGATCGGGACGGTCATGTTCGCGAGCACATTCCTGGCGACAGACATCCTCAACGAGTGCTACAGCAAAGAGGATGCGAAGAGAGCTGTCAAGATTGGGCTCGCCGCGGACGTCGTGCTCATCATTGCGACTCAAATCGCACTGCTTTACGTTCCGAGTGCTTTTGACTACGCAGACGGAGCCATGCGTACGCTGTTCTCGTTGAATCTCAGAATCAGCATCGCCAGCGCCGTGATGTACTTCGCCGCCAATATGGGCGACGTCTATCTATTCGACGCGATCCGGCGGAAGACCGGCGGCAGAATGATGTGGCTCAGAAACAACCTTTCGACCATCCTCTGCAACTGCCTCGAAAATTTTGGCTTCATCTGGCTGGCGTTCTATGGCATTTATAGCGTGAAGGAGATCCTCATCATCGCGGCAAGCACGAGCATCATCGAGATGATCGCGGCGCTCTGCGACACACCGTTTTTATACTTGGCGAAGAGGAGCCATGAAAAGAACAGACTGGGAAAGGAAAATTAAATCAGCCTGTGAGGAAGCCGGAACATATCAGCCGTTCTTCGACATCGTGATCAGTGAGCTTGCCGGGATCATGGACACCAGAGACGCGGCGCAGGACCTTTACGAAAAGAGCGGTGGGAACCCGGTCGTCGCCTACACGAACAAGAACGGCCATACGAACCTCAGGAAGAACCCGGCCCTTGCAGTGATCCAGGAGTGCAACACCCAGGCGCTCGCGTACTGGAGGGATCTCGGGCTGACGCCGTCGGGGTTCAAGAAGATCCAGGGAACGGCGGCGAAGGAGAAGGAGACCAGCTTCGAGGAGTTGCTGGCAGGCATAGGGATATGAGCGAGAAAAAACGCGTTTATATTTGCGACCGGCAAAGGTGCATAGACTTCTACGGCGGCGAGTGCCCCGGCGATCCATGCAGACATACGAGCGACATCAACCACGCCGTGAACCGCCCGCTCTTTGGCCCGTTCGATGAGGTCGGCGACGTGCTTTTTGAAAGGGCGGAAGGATGGCAGGCTCAAAAAGAGACTACAAACAAATTGCAATAGACTACGCGAAGGGAGTTGTGGACGGTGCGATCACGATCGGTGAGGACGTGGTCGCGGCGGCGAAGCGCTTCCTGATGGACCTGAAGCGGGAGGACCTCGAACTCAGGACGAAGGAGCCGAACGTCGTGATCCGCATCATCGAGACGATGATCGTCCACGCGCAGGGCGAGGACCTGCAGGGGCGGCCGCTACTGGGGCGGCCGCTAATATTGGAGCCGTTCCAGATCTTCATCGTTTACAACCTGCTCGGATTTTACTACGCAGGGACGGAGGAGCGCCGGTTCAAGGAGTCGCTGATCGTCTGGGGCCGGAAGAACGGCAAGACGAGCTTCATCGCCGCGCTGGCGTGGGCGGTGAGCATCCTGCAGAGGCGGAGCGGGTCGAAGTGCTACATCGTGGCGGCGGCATTGAAGCAGAGCATGGAGGCGTTCAACTTCCTCCTGTTCTCCCTCAGGTATCAGAAGATCATCGACCACTTCGAGATCCAGAACAACAGCTTCAACCACAGCATCAAATACACCTTCACGGACAAGGAAGGACGGCCGGACGGTTCGATCGAGATCATCGCCCTCCCGAGCAACCCGGACGCGCAGGACTCCTTCAACTGCAACTTTGCGGTCATGGACGAGGTCGCGGCATATAAAAAGCCGTCCCAGTACAACCGCTTCAAGGAAGCGCAAAAGGCGTACACGAACCGCCTGATCGTGGGCATCACGACCGCAGGCGACAACATCAACTCCTTCGGATACCGGCGTATCGAATACGCCGCGAAGGTGGCGAACGGGATCGTCGAGGACGATTCTTTTTTTGCTTTCGTGGCCCGGGCAGACCAGGACGAGAAGGGCAACGTGGACTACACGAACCCGATTCAGCATATGAAGGCGAACCCGAACTACGGCGTCACGATCCGGCCGGAGGGCATCATGCAGGAGGCCCTGCAGGCGCAGAACGATCCGCAGCAGCGGAAGGACTTCCTCTCCCGGTCGCTAAACATCTACACGGCGGCGATGCGGTCCTGGTTCGACATTGAAGAGTTCAAGAGGAGCGACGCGAAGTACAACTGGAGCATGGAGGAGCTGGCGAAGCTCCCGGTCGAGTGGTACGGCGGCGCCGACCTTTCGAGAATGTACGACCTGACGGCGGCGGCCCTCTTCGGCAGATATGAAGAGGCCGACGTGGACATCATCATCCCCCACGGCTTCTTCCCGGTCACACAGGCGGCCCGGAAGGCCGACGAGGACAACATCCCGCTCTTCGGTTGGAAGGACGCCGGATGGCTGACCCTCTGCAACAACCCGACGGTCAACGTCTCGGACGTGGTCGAGTGGTTCAAGGCGATGCGGGCGAAGGGCTTCCGCATCCGGGAGGTCGGCCACGACAGGAAGTTCGCCGGGGAGGAGTATTACCCGCAGATGAAGGCGGCGGGGTTCAAGATCGTCGAACAACCGCAGATGTACTTCATCAAGAGCAAAGGCTTTAGAAAGATCGAAAAAGACGCGAAGGACGGCAAGCTCTATTATTGCCATTCGACCGCGTATGAATACTGCGTCTCGAACGTCAGGGCCATCGAGAAGACCGACGACATGGTCAGCTATGAAAAGATCATGCCGACACAGCGCATCGACCTCTTCGATGCTTCCGTCTTCGCGGCAGTCCGGCATATCGAGGCGTACACCAGACAGGCGAGAGCCGCGAAGTGGTGGGAGGATTAAATGAGAAACCCTTTTAAGAGACAACAGAGAAGCACCAGCAAGGTCGGCATCGTGGTCGGGTCTGACACCAGCCTCTGCGTCGAGGGCTACACGAGTCTCGACAAGAACCCGGAGATCCGGGCGGCGTGCCAGACCATCGCCCAGCTCGTCGGCATGATGACCATTCACCTGATGAACAACACCGAGTCCGGCGACACCCGGATCATCAACGAGCTGTCGCGGAAGATCGACATCGACCCTGAGCCGAACATGACCCGCAAGACGTGGATGGAGTCCATCGTCATGAACCTGCTCTTATACGGCAAGGGCAACAGCATCGTCCTGCCGCACACGAAGCGGGGCATCCTGGAGCGGCTCGAACCGATCGCGGTGAGCCGGGTCAACTTCATGCCGAGCGGCTACTCGGACTATAAAATCAGCATCGACGGCAGGGCTTTTGACCCTGCCGATGTTCTGCACTTCACCTACAACCCGGACCCGACCTACCTGTGGAAGGGCCAGGGCGTGACCGTGTCCCTCCGGGACATCGCGAACAATCTGAAACAGGCGGAGGCGACCAAAAAGGGCTTTTTGGAGAGCAAATGGAAGCCGTCGATCATCATCAAGGTCGACAGCGGCGACGAGCTGTTCAACAGCAAGACGAAGCGCGACAAGATCCTGGAGGACTACATCGGGAACGACGACGCGGGCAAGCCGTGGATCGTCCCGGCCGACATGTTCGACATTCAGACCATCAAGCCGCTGACGCTGTCCGACCTCGCCATCTCCGACACGGTGGAGGTGGACAAGCGGACCGTTGCCGCGGTGATCGGTGTGCCGCCTTTCGTCGTGGGCGTGGGCGAGTACGACCAAAAGGCATGGAACGGATTCATTCAGAGGACCGTCGCACCGATCGCGCAGGGCATCGCGCAGGAGCTGACCAAGAAGCTGATCCTGAGCCCGCAGTGGTATCTGCGGTTCAACATCCTCAGCCTGTACGACTGGGACATCGAGAAGATCAGCGCGGTCTATCTCGCCGGATCTGATCGCGGATACGTGGACGGCAACGAATGGAGAGACCGGCTCGGCATGAGCCCAAGAGACGGCTTGGACGAGCTGAGGGTGCTTGAGAACTACATCCCTGTCGAGATGAGCGGCCAGCAGAAGAAGCTCATCCAGGACTAAAGGAGGACGACATGAAGAAGAACGAGATCCGGCCGGAAGAGGCCAGAGGCATCGGAAGCCGGCAGGTGCGCTGCCTGCCGGGAGAATTTAAGACCCGGGCAGAGGAAGACGGGAAGCAGTACATCGAAGGCTACTTCGCCGTTTTTGGGTCGACGTATGACATCGGCCCGGGCATGAGCGAGAGCATCGACGAGCACGCCTTCGACGAGGCGCTCGATGATGACATAAGGTGTTTGACCGACCACGACACGAGGCTTGTGCTGGGACGCACGACAGCGGGAACGCTGGACCTCTCGGTCGATTCTCACGGGCTGTACGGGAGGGTCCTGATCAATCCGAACGATCAGGACGCGCTCAACACGAAGGCGAGGGTCGACCGTGGGGACGTCACGCAGGCGAGCTTCGGTTTTGACATCTTGGACGAGGACCCGTCGTACCGAGACGATGGCTCCGTCCATTGGACGATCAAGGCGGTCAAGCTCTACGAAGTTAGTGTGTGTACGTTCCCGGCCTACAAAGAGACCAACCTGAAAGCCAGAGCCGCGCAGCTGGCTGAGATGGAAGCGCGAAAGGTCGAAGCATGGCGGGAGCAGATGAGAAGGAGGCTTAAGAGTGGCACTGAGAACCCTCATGAAGCGTAAGGAGCTCAATGACGCGACGAAAGCCCTGACCGAAGCGAGGAACAAGGTCGAAGCGATGCAGAAGAGAGAGGCCGAGCTTGAGCAGGCCATCGCCGAAGCGGAGACCGACGAGGAACGCGCCGCGGTCGAGGAGAGCGTCACCGAGTACGAGCAGGAGGCCAAGGACGCCGAAGCGGCCGTTAAGAGCCTCGAAGAGCGGGTCGCCGGTATCGAAGCAGAGCTGGCCGACCTTGAGAGAGCGCAGGAACCGGCACCACAGCCGGAGGCCGCGCCGGAAACCAAACCCGAGCAGAGAAGCGAAAGGAACTACAACACCATGAACAGAAGAAGCATCATCAACAAACTGGACGCGCAGACCCGCACCGCCATGTTTGAGCGCGAGGACGTCAAGAACTTCCTCGGCGAAGTCAGAAGCGCCCTCATCGAGAAGAGAGCCATCACCAACGGCTCCCTGCTCGTGCCGGAAGTCTTCCTCGGTCTGATCCGCGAGAACATCGAGGAATATTCCAAGCTGTATAAGCACGTCAACGTCCGCCAGGTCAGCGGTGACGGCCGCGTCGTCATCGAAGGCACCATCCCGGAGGCCGTATGGACCGACTGCTGTGCCAACGTGAACGAGATCGGCCTCACCTTCAACGATGCCGAAGTCGCCTGCTGGAACGTCGGCGCTTATCTGCCGGTATGCAGAGCGACCCTTGAGGACAGCGACATCGACCTCGCGGCGGAAGTCATCACCGTGCTGGGCGCCGCCATCGGTATGGCCCTCGACAAGGCTATCATCTTCGGCACCGGCACCCGTATGCCGCTGGGCATCGTGACCAGACTCCAGCAGACCGTGGCTCCGGCGGGCTACTCCACTACCGCGAGACCGTGGGTCAACCTGAGCGCGACCAACATCGCGGGCGCCCCGAGCGGCACCGGCGTCGCCTACTTCCAGGCACTGCTTCAGGACTTCGCGGCGGCTGACGGTAAGTACAGCAGAGGCGAGAAGGTCTTCGTCATGAACGAAGCGACCTACACCCAGCTGAAGATCCAGGGCCTGAGCGTCAACGCGGCGGGCGCCATCGTCTCCGCTATCGACGGAGCGATGCCGGTCATCGGCGGCGTCATCGAGGTGCTCGACTTCATGCCGGACGGCATGATCGTCGGCGGCTACTTCGACCTCTACCTGCTGGCTGAAAGAAGCGGCATGAAGATCGAGGAGAGCGACCACGCGATGTTCCTGAACCGCAAGCGCGTCTACATGGCGAACGCCAGATATGACGGCCTGCCGGTCATCCCGGAAGCATTTGCGGCCATCATCCCGACGGGCACCAGCAACCCGGACTTTGCTGAGGACACGGCGAACCAGGGAAACTGACGCAGGGCTTACTGTCCGTCACAGTAAGCCCGGACTTCACAACAAAAGACGGGATGAGCCTGAACGCGAAGCTGGCGGCGATGATGCCGATGGCGTATGGAGAACCTGTAATAATCGAGGTGGATTCTGCGACGGCCGATTCCGTCTACGTAAAATTGCAGCCTGCGAAAGACAGTTATTCATACAGTAAGCCGGCCAGTTCTAAATATGGTCCGCAGCAAATTGATAATGTTGCAGGCCGGACACTTTCGACCCATTTCCAAGCCGGAGCCTTTGAAGCTGGCGGCTTGAACCTTGGAGTGGTATCTGATCCCAGTCTGAGCACCGACACGCAGGCGGCCATTATAACAATAGCGGCGGGGGCCCCTAAATAAGGAGAAATAAAAGCATGACAGCAACCGAGAGACTGGCCGCGCTCAAGATTGACCTCGGCATCGTGGCTACGGCCTACGATGACAGGCTCGCGGCGTACATCAGCACGGCGGAGCAGGAAGTGAACAGAGAGGGCGTCAGCAGTGACGGCACGGCCGCCTACGACAACCTCATCATCCAATACGCCGCATGGATGTGGAGACGGCGCGACAGCGGCGAGGGAATGCCTCGGATGTTGCGCTACTGGCTCCACAATTACAAGCTCGATCAGCTGACGGCAGACGCCTAAGAGGAGGGGAGCATGGACGACATCGCGATCCTCCGCAAGGCGACGGTGACCACGGACGCCGTGGGAAACACCGTAAAAGCCTACAGCGAGAAACAGGTATTTTGCAAGACTCGGAGCGTCACCCGCTCCGAGTTCTACGACGCGGCGCAGGCGGGCCTCAGGCCATCCGTGGTATTGACCCTGTCGAGCCGCATCGACTACGAGGGCGAAGATGAAGCCGTCTGGGCCGGTAAGGTCTACGGCATCATCCGCGCCTATTGGACGGACGACGGCGACAGCGTGGAGCTGACGCTGGAGGAGAAGACGGCGCTTAACGGCGCCGGGGTGTAAGCATGGGCAAGAGCATCGACATCAACCTGGAGGACGAGCTGGGGCGCATCCTTGACGAGTACATGGACGACGTCGAGGAGACCGCGAACAAGGTCATCAATCAGGTCGCACGGGAAGCTGCTCAGAAGCTCAAGGACACGAGCCCACGAGACACCGGCAAGTACGCGAGCGGGTGGACGGTCAAGAAGGGCAAGAAGCTCGACGCGGTGGTGTACAACGCCACCCGGCCGGGACTGACGCACCTCCTGGAAGAATCGCACCCGATCAGGAACCAATACGGGACCTGGGGGCGTTCCACCGCCCAGCCGCACATCGCGCCGGTGAGGGAGTGGGCGGAAGAAGAAGTCGTGAAACGGATCGAGGAGGCACTGGGATGACAGAGGCAGAACTTTATAACGTTTTAGAGTCGACCGGCCTCCCGGCCCGGTATTCTCACTTCGAGAACCCGCAGGAGCCGCCCTTCCTCGTCTACCTTGGCGCAGGGCAGGACGACTTCAGCGCGGACAACATCAACTACTGGCACCAGAACGCCTACACCGTCCAATATTACTTCAAAACGAAGGCCCCGGCGATGGAGACCCGGATCGAAGACGCCCTGACCGCGGCAGGCCTGCGGTGGGAGAAGTCGGAGGATATCTGGGACGAGTCCGAAGGGGTCTATTCAATCTACTACTACATTTAGGAGGAAAACATGGCTAACAAGGTAAAGTTCGGCTTGAAGAACGTGTACTTCGCCAAGCTGACCCAGGAGACCCCGGGCGGCACTCCGAGCTACGCGACCCCGGTCGCATGGCCGGGAGCGGTCAACCTGACCCTCGACGCCGAAGGAAGCCTCGACCCGTTCAGAGCCGACAACGTCGACTACTGGATCGGCTCCAGCAACAACGGCTACAGCGGCTCTTTCGAGAGCGCGCTCATCCCGGACGCGTTCCGCACCACCATCCTCGGCGAGGTGAAGGACGCGACCAGCGGCCTGCTGTACGAGGACGCGAGCGCAACCATCGAGCCGTTCGCGCTTATGTTCCAGGTCGAGGGCGATGCCGAAGCGCGCCGCTTCGTCGTCTACAACATCAAGGCGACCCGCCCGTCTATCGGCTCTCAGACCACCGACACCAGCATCACGCCGGTGACCGAGTCTCTCGACATCAGAGCGGCCGCGCTGGTCGTGGGCGAGCACGCCTACGTTCAGGGCAAGGTCGGCCCGGAGGACAGCGCCTACGCGAACTTCTTCCAGGCAGTCACCCTGCCGGCGTAGCGCATAGGAGGGGAAGATGGACAGAGTTGTTTTGATCGACGACAAAGAAGTGACGATGAGGGCGACTGCGGCCACCCTCATCCACTACTATTCCACCTTCGGCCGTGACCTCATCAAGGATATGCAGGCCATGGAGGCGGAAGGAACGGCGATGGCACCTGGCACGGCTGAGACGATCAGCCGCCTCGCGTACATCATGGACGCCGACAAGAACCGCCCGGCCTTCGACGAATGGCTGGAGCAGTTCTCCCCGTTCGGCGTCCTCATGGCAGGCCCGGAGATCCTGGGCCTGTGGACCGACAGCCAGAGAACGCAGGTGGTCGGTAAAAAAAAATAAGAGCGACGGACCGGCCCTTCGGGACCGCGCTCTTTTTACTCAGATGTAAACAGATCGGCTTCACGGTGGGCGACTTGGAAGCGCTCACCGTCGGGGCCGTTTTGGACGTTTTTGCGGAATCGGCCGACGACGACCTCGAATGGACGCCGCTGGCCAATCAGGACGACATAAACCGATTCTTCGGATAAGGAGCAAGCGATGCCGAATCGAATCAAAGGAATCACCATAGAGTTCGAGGGGAAGACCACTAAACTCGAACAGGCGCTGAAGGGCGTCAACAAAAGCCTCTCCAGCACCAAGTCGGCCCTCCGGGACGTTGACAATCTGCTGAAGCTCGACCCGAAGAACACCGAGCTTTTAGAGCAGAAGCAGGAGCTCTTGGGTAAGCAGGTCGAGCTGACGAAGAAGAAGCTGGCGGAAGAGAAGGCGGCCTTGGAGAAGCTACAGGGCGCCGCGGACAGCGGCCAGACCATCGAGCAGCAGCAGGCCCTGCAGCGTGAGATCGTCAGCACCGAGCAGTACCTGAAGGATGCCGAGAAGGCGCAGAAGGACTTCGGAAGCGTCGGCACCCAGCAGATAGCGGCGGTCGGCGGCAAGATGCAGGAGCTCGGCGGGAAGATCGCGGACGTGGGCGAGGGCCTCACGAAGAACGTGACGGCCCCACTCGCCGCGCTGGCGGGCGTATCCCTCGCCGCCTTTGGCGAGGTGGACGCGGGCGCCGACATCATCGTCAAAAAGACCGGGGCGACCGGCGAGGCACTCGATGAGATGACCGCCTCGATGGGGAACCTCACCTCGACGATCCCGACGGACTTCGAGACGGCAGGCAACGCCATCGGCGAAGTCAACACGAGGTTCGGCCTCACCGGGGACGCCCTCGAGGAGCTGTCCGGCCAGTTTATCAAATTTGCGGATCTGAACGACACCGACGTCTCGACCGCCATTGACACGACGCAGAAGGCACTCGCGGCCTACGGCCTCGGTGCGGAGGATGCCGGAGCTTTACTGGACCGGCTGAATAAAACCGGGCAGGAGACCGGCGCCAGCGTGGACAGTCTGGCGAGCGGCCTCGTGAGCAACGCCACCGCGTTTCAGGAGCTGGGCCTCGGCATCGACGAGTCCGTCGCCCTCATGGGACAGCTCGAGACTTCCGGCGCCAACAGCTCGGCGGTCATGGGCGGCCTGAAGAGAGCCCTGAAAGAGGCGGCAGAGCAGGGAACCGACATGGGCACCGCCCTCGAGGATCTCCAAAACGAGATCCTGAACGGCACCGACGACATGGACGGGCTGACCGCGTCTTACGAGCTTTTTGGCAAGCAAGGCGATCAGATCTACAACGCCGTGAAGAACGGCTCGCTGGACTTCACGGCCCTCGGGACCTCTGCATCGGATGCCGCCGGGAGCGTCTCCGAGACCTTCGAGGGGACGCAGGACCCGATGGACGATTGGAAGCTCCTCCTAAACGACCTGAAGCAGACCGGCGCGGAGCTGGGGAGCGTACTCCAGGAAGTTCTCGCCCCGGCCATTGATAAGGTGCGGGACGTCATCCAGCGCATCAAGGAAGCGTGGGAGAACCTCACGCCGGAACAACAGGAGCAGATCGTCCAGATCGGCCTCATCGTTGCGGCCATCGGCCCGCTGCTCCTGATCATCGGCAAGGTCATCAGCGTCATCGGGACGATCATGAGCCTGGCGCCGGTCCTCGGCACCGTCGTCGGCGCGCTGACCGGCCCGCTCGGCCTCGTCATCGCGGCGGTTGCGGCGGCGGTCGCGGCAGGCATCGCGATCTACAAGAACTGGGACACCATCAAGGCCAAAGCCAGTGAGTTGTGGGCGGCCATTAAAGAGAAGTTCAATGCGATCAAGGATGCCATCGTCGGCCCGATAACCGACGCGAAGGACAAGATCTGGGGCCTCATCGAGAAGATCAAGGGTTTCTTCTCCTTCAGCTTCTCGTGGCCGCACATCCCGCTCCCGCATTTCGCCATCTCGCCACCGGGATGGAAGATTGGCGACATCTTAAAGGGGAGCATCCCGTCCCTCGGCATCGACTGGTACGCGAAGGCCATGAAAAACGGCATGATCCTGGACTCGCCGACCATCTTCGGAGCCATGAACGGCCGCCTGCTTGGAGCGGGCGAGGCAGGGTCTGAGACCATCGTCGGCACCAATTCTTTGATGGCGATGATCCGGTCGGCCGTCGGCGGCGGTGCCGGTACGGTCATCAACATGACCATCAACGGGGCGCAAGGCCAGGACGTCAACCAACTGGCCAACATTATCAGCATTAAGTTACAGCGGCAGGTCGAAAGAAAGGGGAGCGTCTGGGCATGAGCATCATTAAAGATTTAATTTTTAACGGGCGCGCGGTATCTTCTTTCGGGCTTCAAGTTGGTGACAGCAGCGAGTGGTGGACGACCCCGGAGCGGGACATCGAGCACATCAGCGTCCCGGGCCGTTCGGGCGACCTGCTCATCGACAACGGGCGGTTCAACAACATGGAGCTCACCTTCGAGATCAACAAGATCAAGAGTGGGGCGTCCATCATGTCGCTGACTAACTTCCTCGCATCTGTGCCAGGCTATCACAAGCTGACGATCTCGGACGACACGTCGCACTACCGGCTCGCGAGCTTTGAAAGTATGACGCAACCGACCTTCGGGCAGATGAGAAGGACCGGCAGGGTGAGCATCTCTTTTAATTGCCAGCCACAGCGGTTCGTCACGGAGGACGAAGACGGCCTGCAGTTCGGCATAAGCGAGGACTTGGTCGAGGACTTCATCGTCATGGGGTCTTTCCCGTCGAAGCCGCTCTTCGTCTTCGACAACCCAACAGGCACCGATGACGGAATCCATTACTCCCGGCTTTCTATTGATGGCCTCCCGAACGGTTCCACGGCGACCCGGGAGACCTTCACCTTCGACATCTCCGGGTCGACGGACATGGACAAAATCGCCATTGACTGCGAGAACCTCGAGATCTACGGCATCAAGGACGGCAAGCGGCAGACGATCAGGCCGACCGTGGTGGATGTTGAAGGCGGCGGTGAGTACTTCGGCGACAACCGGGGCTTCCCGGTCTTCCGGGCGGAGCACACTTACTTCTTGCGCACGTACTCCTCCGGCAGTGCGGAGCTTAGAGCCACCGGCACGATCTACCCGAGGAGGTGGGTCCTGTGAAGCCAATACTTTACGAGCGGACCTACACGGGAGGGAACGACACGCTCCTCGGCACGCTGGCGGACGCCATCAGCTGCACCGTCACCGAGCAGAGGAACGGTGAATATGAGTTGGAGCTGGAATATCTCCCGACCGGGGTCCTGGCTAACAGCCTGACCACAGGGGCGGTCATCCTGGCGGTGCCGTCCTACGGGGAAGACCCTCAGCCGTTCCGCATCTATAACGTAGAGAAGACGCTGACCGGCACGATGGCGGTCAGCGCCCACCACATCAGCTACGACCTGACGAAGGTCTACCTCAAGTACTTCGCCGACACCACCGGCATCACCGCCACCCTGGCGGCGATCAAGTCGAATTTGATCCAGCAGAGCGGCGACACGACCGACTGGACGTTCACCAACGACGGCATCGAGAACGAGACGAGCACGTTCTCCCACCCGGAGCCGACCACGGTCCGGGCGGCGCTGGGCGGCGTCGAAGGGTCGCTCCTCGACACCTTCGGCGGCGAGTTCGAGTGGGACGGCTTCAACGTCATCATCCACAAGAACCGTGGCGAGGACCGGGGCGTCCACATCAGGTACGCCGGCAACCTCCTGGAGTTCACCCGCACCGAGGACTTCGAGGGAGCCTACACCCACGTCATGGTCTACTGGTACGACGAGGAGACCGGGAACAAAACGACATCGCTGTCTTACCCTGTGCACGACCTCGTGGCGTCGGACTTCACCCAGTCCCGGACGGCGGTCATCAACGTCACCGACCAGTACGAGACCCAGCCTAACAGAGCGACGCTGAACCCCGTGGCGCAGGAGTACGCCAACAAGTTGACCTCCAAGCCGACCATCGGCCTCGAGGTCAAGTTCGTGGACCTTAACAGCACCACGGAGGGCGGTGCAGAGGCGCCGGTCCTCCTGTGCGACACGCTCCACGTCATCGACCCGGTCAGAGACGTCAGCATCTCGGCGAAGGTCATCGAGACCAAATGGAACGTCTTACTTGACCGCTACGACGAGGTCACGGTCGGCACCAAGGGCAAGAACATCGCCGACACGATCAGCGGCCTCTCAGCCTCCGGCGGGAGCTCCTACAGCGGAAGCGGCGGAGGCGGGGGAGGGTCCACCGAGACCGACTACAGGAACCTCTCGAACCTGCCGCAGATCAACGGCGTGGAGCTGGTGGGCAACAAGAGCCTGTCGTCTCTCGGCATCGCATCCGAGACGGCGCTGGCAGCTGTCAAGACCACGGCGGACGGAGCGATCCAGGACGTCAAGGTCAACGGCGTGAGCGTTAAGAGCGGCACGGAGGCGGCCGTCACGGTGCCGACCAAGACCAGCGACATCACCAACGACAGCAATTACATCACAGCGGCGGGAGCGCCGGTGCAGTCGGTAAACGGCCAGACGGGAGACGTCAACCTCGTCATCCCGGACAGCACGAACGACCTGACCAACGACAGCGGCTTCATCACGGCGAGCGAAGCCCCGGTGCAGACCGTCAACGGACAGACTGGGACGGTCAACATCGACATCCCGACCATCCAACAGGTGCTGTCATCCGGCACCGAGATCGCGAGATGGTCCGTCGGCGGCGTCGCGACTTCCCTGTATGCACCTACTGGCGGCGGCGGTGGCGGGTCCTACACGCAGAAGCTGTGGACCGGCATTTGCACCACGGCGGCGGACGTTCAGACCAAGGAGGTCACGTTGGACGACCCGACGGGCTTCTCTTTGACGGCGGGCGTCTTCATCCTGATCCGCTTCACCTTTGGCAACACGAAGACCTTCCCGAAGCTGACCCTCGGCGGGGAGACCAAGAACCTGGTCAGCGTGACGGTCAATCAAAATACTTTCTCCGGGCAGACGCCTTACCACACCATCGACATCAATCAGCCGATATTGGCCGTGTACGACGGCAACGCCTGGAAATTCGACAACGCCTACCGCAACAAGGCGAACCTGTGGGATGCGGCCCTGTCCGGCACACCAACGGCCCCGACGGCGGCGGCGGGCACCAACACCAGACAGCTCGCCACGACCGCCTTCGTGCAGGAGGCCATCGCGGGGATCTCCGGCGGCGTCCAGAGCGTAACGCCGGATTACACGAGCGGCGTCAAGGTCGCCACTTTCGCCACATCCGGCGGGAACGTAGACCTCTATCTGCCGGTATGGAATGGGGGCGTGAGCTCATGAGTACATCGGTAACCTACAAGGGCGCGGAGATCGCCGCGCTGGAGAACGAGACCAAGACCCTGCTGACGGCGGGGAAGTGGCTCGAGGCGGACATCATCGTCGAGGACGTGACCGGGGGCTCCGCTCCCGGTCTGACCGTGTACAGCGGTCAGGGGACCCCGGCGGCATCTCTCGGGCAGGATGGCGACCTGTACATCGAGATCCAGGCGGAGCAGACGGCGGAAGCGACCCCGGAGGACTTCACCGCGTCGAACTTCAACAGCACAAGCAATTTGAGCCAGTGCATCGGCAAGACGGCGGAGGCAGGAACCTCGACGAGCAACGCGTACAGCTCCGGGCAGAGCAACACGGGCGTGGCCAACTACACCTTCAACCTTCCGGCGATCCCGTCGGGGGCCACGATCAAGAGCGTTAGCTTACAGGTCAAGGCCCACGAGGAGAACGCGAGCCGGTCCGTCTGCACGCTGCAGGTGTACGCCGGATCGACGCATAAGGGCGCCCTGACCACGGTCAACGGCACGAGCAACACCATCTACACGGTGGACTGCGGGAGCAGCTGGACAGCGGCAGAACTGGCGGAGTTCACCCTCCGCTTCTCCGCGGGCTACTACGGCGGCCTGATCGCCGGAGCGACGCTGACGGTGGTATATGATACCGGCGGCGGCTACACGGTGGAGCTGAGCGGAAACGCGAGCGGTTGGACGATCAAGTCCGGCGACCTGTACATCAAGGCAAGCGGTGCATGGAGTAAGACGGCGAGCGCATCGCTCCCGGATACCATCGCCAGAGGATAAGGAGGATCAAATGGGAAGCAAGACATGGTGGAGGGCCGCGGGCATCCGGGCCATTAAGACGATGGCGCAGACGGCGATCGCGATGATCGGCACCTGCGTCGTACTGAGCGAGGTCGACTGGAAGGTCGTGGCGAGCGCCGCGGTCCTGTCCGGCATCCTCAGCTTGCTGACATCGGTGGCGGGCCTGCCGGAGGTCGACCTGCTGGAAGGCGCGGAGCTGACGATGGACGACATCGAAGAGGAGGACGACGGTGGCGCAGACGATAATTGCTAACATTCTGAGCCCGGTCATTGTGGCCCTCGTCGGTTACATCGTCTGGCTTTTGCAGACGAGCCGGACCGAGCAGGCGCAGGCCCGGAAGCAAGCGGCGGAGGATGCGGAAGAAGCGGCCAGACAGCTAAAAGCAATAAGCGGCGGTGTATGCTTCCTGCTAAGAGGCCGCCTGGACCACTTCCACACGAAGTTCGTGGTCAACGGCGAGCCAATGGGTGCGGACGACTTCGAGGCGGTCGAGATCTGCTATCAGCATTATGCCGCTTTAGGCGGAAACGGGACCGGCAAGAAAGAATATGACGACCTGCGGAGCCTCGACATCACGAAGTGAGGAAAAACCCGGAACCGTTGAAAAATCAACGAAAAAGTGACCGCCAAAATTGAGTTTTAAGGCGGCTTTAATTTTGCGGCCGACCATCCGGCCATTAAGAAACGAGGAAGAAATGAGCATGAACGGCATCGATATAAGTTCGTGGCAATCCGGGATCAATCTCAGCAAGATCAAGGCTGATTTTGTCATCGTAAAGGCCACCGAGGGCGCAGGGCATGCGGATGCATCCGCGGCCGGGTTCGTCCAGCAGGCGCTGAAGGCCGGCAAGCCTTTCGGGTTCTATCACTTCGCCCGGCCCGAGTACAACGGAGCGGCGAAGGAGGCCGAGTTCTTCATCAAGACCTGCAAGCCGTGGTTCGGCAAGGGCATCCCGGTGCTGGACTGGGAGAGCTCCGGCCGGCATAATACCACATGGGCCGAGGAGTGGCTCAGGCGGGTAGAGAAGGCGGCAGGCGTCAAGCCGATGGTCTACATGAGCGAGTACGTGGAGAACGCCTACGATTGGAGCCGGGTCGCGGCGGCAGGCTATCCGCTGTGGATCGCTAAATACCGTGACTACGGCGTCGACTATGACTACAATATGACCTTGGCCGGGCACCGCCCTGTGCTTCGCCATTGGAAGGCGTGGACGATGTGGCAGTGGACCAGCGTCGGCCGCCTGACCGGATACACGGGCGATCTCGATTGCAATCTGTTCAGCGGGAACAAGTCGCACTGGGAGACCCTCGCCGGGATCAAGGAGCCGCCGAAGACCATCAAGAAGACCAAGACCATCACGGCCTCGGCGATCTCGGCTTACGCACGGCAGGTGATCGCCGGGAAGTTCGGCAACGGCGATGCCCGGGTCAAGGCCCTCAAGGCGCAGCTGAAAAAGGACGGATACGCCGGGACGGATGCCAACGTCAAGAAGATCCAGACGAAGGTCAACGGCATCCTCACCCCGAAGCCGAAGACCCTGACGGCGAGCGCGATCACGGCCTATGCAAAGCGCGTGATCCGTGGCGAGTTCGGGAACGGCGCGGAGAGGGTGAAGGCCATCAAGGCGACCCTCAAAAAGGACGGATACGCCGGGACGGCCGCAGAGGCGGACAAGATCCAGGCTAAGGTCAACGCCCTCCTAAAATAGCAAACAACTTTCATCCATCTCCTTTCTGAGACCCCCGGTGGCTTCGGCCGCCGGGGGTCTTTTGTTGCTCAAAAATACGCTGAAATCACGCAAAAGGCGTTGATTTTACGCGAAATAAGCGTATAATATAATTAAGGGGAGATGATAAGGACCCCAAGAAAGGAGAAACACCATGAAAGTCACAATGGAAATGAACGTATACGACGTAAGAGACGCGGTCTGGAGCGGTGCAAAGGACACCGTCTCCGACCTGTCTGACGAAGAACTTCAGATCATCATGGACGCGCTGGAGGATTTAGCTGCGGACGATGGGGACGCGATATCAATGACGGAGTTGAACGACTTCCTGTGGTTCGAGCGTGAAACGATCGCAGAGTGGCTCGGATACGAGAGTTACGACGATATTATCAACCGCCCGCGACACTGATCGCGGGCCAGCGGGAAGAACAGGATGCAAGGAGGTAAGAAAGATGTTGAAGAAGAGCGAGATCATCAGAGAATACAGGGACGCAATCGAAAACGAGATCATCGAGTGCATGGTCGAAACCGCTGACACCGCGATCAGAAACAACAGCATCACGCAGTACCAAGTTTACATTTGGAGCGACGGCGAGATCGAAATGCTGTTCGGGCCAGAAGGCGACAACAGCTTCCTCAAGGCGAAGGAATGGGAAGACCGCGAGCTCTACTACGTCGGCACAGTCAGCGGCCGCGGCGTGCAGGAAGACTTCAACAGCTGGGCTTTCCTCTACGAGGACGCGGACAAGGAAGAGACCCCGGTCTGGGAAAGCGTTTACGAGGACAAGGAAGAGGCCAACGACGAGGTCATCGAGGATTACCTGGCCTACTTCGGCGGATCTGACTGGGTGAAGGAAACCGCGGCCGGGATCGTCGACGCGGCGATCGAGCGGGCAGAATGGGAAGAGTAAGGAGGGGAACCATGAAAAAGATCACGAAGACGGAAGCAATAGAAATGGCTAAGAGCTTCGGCTACTGGCTCGTCGAGCGCGAAGGGTGCGGGTGGGTCAGAACGGACTGGAGCGACATCGTCGGCTACTACATCGACGACCAGGTCGCCGCCCGGAAGTGGTGGTGGTCGAAGACGGTGGCGGAGCAGGCCTACTGCGACATCGCCTTCGAACTCGACCGGGATCTCGGCGAGTTCGCTCGCGGCGCGGACATGAGCAACATCGCCAGGCATCTCCGCCAGCGCGCCGGACTGACGCAGAAAAACTTCTCCAGCCTGTACGGCATCCCGATGAGGACCTACCAGGGCTGGGAGAGCGGGGAGGCAGTCCCGCCGGAATACGTGGTCCAGCTGCTCAGCAGGGCGGTCGCTGAAGATTTTGGGACAAAAGGCCCGAAAACCGTTGACCCTGCGAGCGAGCTGTGATACTATATAGGTGGCGCTTAACTATTCCTAAAATCATAAACCCGGGATTACTTGACCCGGAAGGGAAGAAGCGCCACCATAGAAGCGATTGCTTAATGGGAGGCGCTTTTTATGAAGTATGAGAAAAGGGAAAGAATCAAGATGGTCGACGGTAATACAGCCGCCGACTTCGAGGCCAAGGTCAACGCCGCATTGGACGCCCTGGAGGCCGAAGGGAAGGTCATCACCGGCAGGGAGTACGAGATCGGAACCCTCCGGGCACTGATCCGCTACGAAACACGTGTTCTCATTCCAGAAAACGACTTCGAGCGGCGGACGATGGCGGGGGAGAAGCTGACGTGCACAACCTGCACCCATTGCCAGACCTTCGAGGACAGACGGAAGTCGCCGCGTTGTTTGCTCCACGGCTTCCGGCTTGGGTCAACCACGGGGTGCGAGAAGTACAGAGAAAGGAGGGAAGAAGACAGTGAAAAAATTTCAGCACGAGAAGCTGGCTGACGCTTTGGCGATGATGAACATCGCCGAGGTGGCCAGAAGGGCAGGGCTTCGGGAGGACACGATCCGGGCATGGATCACCGGCAAGCACTGGCCGCAGGCGGCGACGTTTAAGAGGTTGACCGACCTGCTCGGGATCGACCCGGAGTGGTTCTACGAACCATACGAAGACGGAGTGAAGAGCCAAAACGGTTCTAAGTAAGGAAGGAGGAAAAACATGAAAAGAGAGCTTTTGAAACTGGCCGGCCTGTTGGTCTATATGGTCATCACCCTGATGGTCTTCGAGGCTTGCTTCGGCCCAATGTATCGGTAGATCTGCCCGTGATGCCTGAGGTGGACCTCAGCGAGGCGCTCCGGGAGGAGCGGTCAAAGGTGGCGGCGGAGATGGCCGCAGAGGTGGCGAGCCTCTGCAGGGCGGACGAAATCCCGTTAAAGGCACAGGAACCCGCCGAGGACGAAAACCTGGCTCAAAACGAAAAAATGAGCCTCACGCCGCTGACCAGCAACTCGGCGAACAAGCCGTGGATGGACTACCGGGCCGTGACGGACACAGCAAGCACTCAGTGGGCGATCATCTCGCAGGCGGTGCACAGGGACGACGGACTGCTGGAAGTCGACGGCTTCATCCTGGTGGCGCTTGGTAGCTACTGGGGCCCGGTGGGGACGACCTACAGGGCGACCATCGGCGGCCGGGAGGTCTACCTGATGAAGGGAGACGCCAAGCAGGACTGCCACACCTACGGCGGATACGGCTACGAGGGTCAAAACGGTCATCTCATCGAGGTAATCGTCGATACGGACTACTTGGACGATATGGCGGGCATCATGGGCGATTGCAACTATTTAGAAGCCCTGCAGGGCGAGATCACAGAATTGGAGGTTCTGGAATGATGAACGAAAAAAAGACCGCTCCAAAAGGAGACGGTCCGGCGCTTGGATATAGTGTATCAGACGGGGTGGCCGTTGTCAAGTTTTACCCGATGGATGAGCCGCCGACAGAGGCTGGCGAGTATCTGCTCATTGACCGCTTCGGCGGGATCAACCAGCTCGACTACACCGTCGACGGAGGGTGGAACACCTTCTTCGACGTGACCGCCGGAGAGATCTACATGGAGTCCGCGTTGCCGAACGGGACATACGGCGCCATCGGTTGGGCGCCGCTGATCAGGATGCCGGAGGGGGTGATGAAATGAAGATTAAGAGCTATCCGGTGGATTATGAAAAATTTGAGGCGGCCATTCACAAGCGTGGCGTGACCATGATCATGGTCAGCCGCGAGATCGGACGAAGCGACTCATACATTCAGGTCGCGGCCCGGAGGGGCCACCTGCAAGTTACGGCGGCGCAGCTCATCGAAGTCAAATACAACATCAAGCCGGAAGAATACGCGCCTATTGAGCCGCACGAGGCGGAGACCGTGGAGAGCGGCGAAGCCTTCTCGGCGGAGGAGCTCGAGAAGATCGTCCGGCAGGCGGTGGCGGAAGAAGTTGGCAACGCCTTAAAGGACACCATCGCGGCGATGACCCGGCAGGAGCTGGTCAACATGATGCGATCGACGATGAACACGGCCCTGCGGGATTTTTACAACACGACGATCATGATGGAACGGATGGAGAAAGGAACGAAGAAATGGCGAGATTAGAATTCAGAACGCTAAGGGCGGACGAGATCGACGTCAGGGTCGGCACGGTCACCAAGAACGGCGCATCACTGCTCCTGTACAAGGATGCGAGATGCGACCAGAACATCCTCGACGAGACCGTCGGGCCTTTCAACTGGCAGAGGTACCACACCAGAGAAAACGCGAATTGCACCGTGGGCATCTGGGACGAAGAAAAGCGGCAGTGGGTCGAGAAGGAAGACACCGGCACCGAGTCCAACACAGAGAAGGAGAAAGGCCTGGCATCCGACAGCTTCAAAAGGGCCTGCTTTAACTGGGGCATAGGGCGGGAGCTCTACACCGCGCCGTTCATCTTCGTCAAGTGTGAGACGGAGCAGGACGGTCGCCAGTATAAGCTGACCCCGGACGGCAAGAAGAAGCTCAGCGGCATGAAGGTGGACGAGATCGAGTATACAGACAAGCGGATCACGCGCCTCGTCATCAGCAACCGTGACGGGATCCTCTACAACTTCGGCAAGAAGAAGCCGGAGAAGCCGGCGGCACCTGAGGTGGATATCCAGGACTACCAGGAGCCGCAGGAGCACCCGAACAGGGACCAGGTCTTCGAGATGCTTCGCCTGGCGGTTACCGCCGGTATGTCAGGGGAACGCCTCGAGGCGGCCTACCAAGTCGAGGATCTCGGGAAACTGACCATGGCTCAATATGAGGCCGCTATGAAGAAGCTCCGGCACATGGCAGAGACCCGGAAGAACGGCGAAGGAGCGCAGACGAAAGTGAACCTCATGGAGGGGGAGGCTTAGGATGGCAGACGGGACGGTGATCTATCTCAGCTTTGTAGAGGCCATCCGCACCCTCCCGAAAAAATACCAGTTCGATGCTTTGGAGGCGGTCGTCATCTACGGCGCGACAGGAGAAGAGCCGGATCTCGGCCGCTTCCCTCCGGCGATGAGCGCGATCTGGACGCTCATAAAGCCGCAGGTCGACGCAAACAACCGCAGGAGGCAGAACGGGACCAAGGGTGGACGGCCTAAAAAGAGCGAAGAAGAAAAGCTAAAAAAAACTATGGTTACGGATGCGGAAACCATAGCGAAACCTAAAAGAAAAAGTAAAAACAAAAATTTACTTTTTCTTTCCGAAAAAGTAAATAGCGATGGCGACCGGCCCGATGTGGAGGCCGGACCGCCCTCGCCTGATGAACCGCCTACGGCGGACGAGATCCAGGAGACCATGAAGCGTCTCAGGCAGAAAGGAGCAAGAGGATGAACAGCGTGAACTTAGTGGGGAGGCTTACGAGAGACCCGGAGCTCAGATACACACCGGCGCAGATGGCGATCTGCCGTTTCAGCATCGCCATCGACAGACCGAAGAGCAAGGACGGCACGCAGCAGGCAGACTTCCCGAACATCGTGGTCTTCGGGAAGTTGGCAGAGAACTGCGAGCGGTATCTGAACAAGGGACGGCAGGTGGCCATCACCGGCAGGATCCAGACGGGAAGTTACGAGAAGCAGGACGGCACGAAGGTCTTCACCACGGAGGTCGTGGCGGCCACGGTCGACTTCATCGGCAAGGGTGAAGGAGATGCGGCAAAGGATAATGGGCCGGCGATCTCCCCGAAGCCGAAGCTCGAGATCCCGGATGAATTCGCCATGCTGGACGAAGATGTGCCGTTTTAGGAGGGTAAGATGGCTTATACATTAGGCAGTTTGTTTGATGGCTCCGGCGGCTTCCCCCTCTGTGCCACGATGTGCGGCATCGAGCCACGCTGGGCAGCAGAGGTCGAGCCGTATCCGATAGCCGTGACACGGTCGAGGTTCCCAAACATGAAACACCTGGGCGATGTGTCAAAGGTGAACGGGGCAGAGATAGAGCCAGTTGACATCATCACGTTTGGAAGCCCTTGTCAGGACTTATCCATAGCGGGCGGTCGCAAGGGCCTGAAACACGAAGATATAGGCGATGATGAAACAACGAGAAGCGGTCTGTTCATGGAGGCCGTTAGAATAATTAAGGAGATGCGAGATGCCACAGATGGACGATTTCCAGCTTTCGCTGTTTGGGAAAATGTTCCCGGAGCATTCAGTTCAAACCGAGGAGAAGACTTCCGCACAGTACTCGAAAGTCTCATCCAAGTCGCCGAGCCGGGGGCCGTTATGCCTGAGGTTCCGAAGGGTGGATGGGCCTACGCAGACAGTTACTGCGGTGACGGATGGAGCATTGCTTACCGAGTTCTCGATGCTCAATTCTGGGGAGTCCCCCAGCGTCGTCGTAGAATCTACCTTGTCCTCTGTCTTAGAAGTGGGGGAGGTGCCAGAAAAATTTTATTTGAGCGCACGGGCCTGCGAGGGAATTTTGCGGAGGGCAGACCGCCGTGGTCGGGAGCTGCCGGAGATGCTCCGGGAAGCTTTGGAATCACAGTCCCGGTTTGGAGAGATAAAACAAGGCCGGTGCGATGAATGACTACTACACCTGCAACGCAGGCAAAGCAAAAGTATTTGACGCCAGAGGGAATGGAGCTGGCACTGTGTCTAACACAATAACCGGCGATCACGAAGGGCACATCTCGGACTATACAAACTTACTGGTACTAAATAGAAATCGAGGAGAAAAAATGTGGAAATACTGGAACGGCGACCAGACGGCCGGAACGCTATCTGTGAGAAATGCCGGTGGAGGGCAGAGGATGCCGGACAAAATGCAGTTTAATTGCGTTGTAAACGATTCGTTTAGCGGAAATAGAACACGAGAAGTCGCGGGGACTTTAGATGCAAACTACTACAAGGGCTGCGGAGAACGTCAAGGAACCGAAAGGGAGTTCGTGGGGAGTGAGACGAAAGACGGCGGATATGCAGTAAGAAGGTTGACACCAACAGAATGCGCCAGACTACAAGGATTCCCGGACCGCTGGGGATGGCCATATATTTTAGACGACATGGACGAAGAGACCTTTGAGTTTTGGAAGACGGTCAGGCAAACATACGACAGCATCAGTGGACGGCCGCAAAAGGACTACACCAAGAAGCAGATCCTCACATGGTACAACAAGCTGCACACGGACTCGGCTGAATACAAAATGTGGGGAAATGGAATTGCGCTCCCGACGGCACTATATGTGATGCAAGGAATAGCGGACGAACTTGAAGGGGCGCGAATTTCTGCGGAGGATTAAACAGGAGGGGAAGCATGAAGAGTGACTATGAGACCGCGCTCGATATGATGACAGAAATCATCGGGCAGATGCGGAGAATGCCGGAACCGAAAAACGATGGCCTCGGTTCCGAAAGTGCATTAAAAGAGCAGGTTCGGAAGCTCGTTGAGGATAAGCGGAAGCTCACCCAGAACCTCGACCACGCCATCGAGGAGAACAACGACCTTGAGCTCACCATCGGCAGGCTGAAGGCCACCATCGAGAAGGCGGAGGACGAGAACGAAACGCTCCGGGCGAAGGTGGCCGGCTATGACGGCGTGAGCCGGGAGCAGGCGAAAGAGGTCAACAGGCTGAAGGAGAAGGTGAAGGAGCTGAACGAGGCCCTTGCCATCTACCGGGTGCCGACGCCGAGGGCCTGCCCGTTCTGCGGCGGCCCGGCGGAAGTCCACCAGCTGCACAAGGACGAGTGGTACGTGGCCTGCGGGAACGACAGCTGCCCGGTGAACCCGGAGACGAGCTGCTTCGACACGGAGACCGACGCCATCGAGGCATGGAACAACAGCTACAACGCGCCGAAGGTCACCTGCGATTGGAGGTAAGCGATGAACTGGGTCAGAGTTGAAGACAGACCGCCGGCACTCGGCGAGATGGTGCTGGTCACGGTCCACGGGAGCGACATCATACAGCTCCAGCCGGGCGAGGATATCGGCATAGCGGTGATGAGGGCGAAGAAGACGATCCGCCACGTCACCATCGGATTTCTGGACGATGAGGAAGGATGGACCGGGGCGGACGGCTGGCCGATGGTGGTCAAGCCGGTCGCCTGGGCACCGCTCCCGGAGCCGTGGGAGGAGGCAGAAGATGCGACTGATTGATAAGGAGCTTTGCTTCTCGAATCCTGCAAGTATGGAGGCAAGACATGAAGATACATTACCAATGCAGTAACTGCGGACAACGCTTTCAGTCAAGTGCAATGGTCGGTGTTCCTGACGGCATGTACATCAGCGGATGCAGAGCGGTAGGCGATGCGTTTTACTGCGAGGAATGCGTAAAGACATGGGCGGACAGGAACGGTAAGCCATTCGATGAGCAGTACGCAATGCCTGTAAAGATGTTCACAAGATGGTGGAACAACATGGTCGATGAACAGGCAAGGCTCGAAAGCAAGACCGACAAGGTAAAGGTGTTCAAGGTGATAAACGGAGTGTATGTGGAGGGATAGCATGAGCGTAGAAGTAAAACGGACACCGATATTCAGCGATCCTGACCTTGAGGCTGAACACAGCGCACTTCACACGATGGCTTGCATCATCGCTCAGAAGTGGATGCTTGACCTTGAGCATAAGGACTGCTCGTTCAGCTATGA